ATACGATAGATACATGTACGAGAAGTTCCAGTATAACAATCAGTACAAATGGTATAATCACAATCAAGCAAAACAGACTCAGAAACTCGAGAAATACTATAAAGGTACTCATGCTTTAAAGAATCTAAAGTCTATAGAAGAACTGGAAGATTCTCATTTTGCTAAATTGTATTGTATTAAGAGGAAAATTCCTGTAGAATACTTTAAAGTTTTGTATTATACGGATAATTATGTGAAGTGGATTAAAGATAATGTATCTCCCGATAAATTTAAGTATGTACCAGAGAAAGACGAACGAATTGTTATACCTTTCTTTACAAAAGGAAAACTTCCTTTTGCTTTTCAAGGAAGATACATCGGAGAAGATCGAATCGAGGATTCTCTCAGGTATATTACAATCAACGAGTCCCAGTACCCTCTAATATATGGTCTAGACCGTGTTAATATGGATCAACCTATTAACGTTGTCGAAGGTCCTATAGACTCTTTATTTGTCAAGAACTGTTTAGCTGCTGCTGGATCAGCTTTGAAGAAGGTCAAAACCGGCAGGAAGATCTTTGATAATCAACCGAGAAACAAGGAAGTCATAGCTCTTTTAAAGGAAACTATAGACGCTGGATTTCCTGTTGTTATATGGGAAGATCATATACAAGCAAAAGATATCAACGATTTAGTTAAAGATCTTGGATGGTCGCTAGAGCAGGTAGATTCCTACTTGAATTCTAGAACTTTCGTGGGACTAAAAGCTAAATTAGAATTCGAAAAATGGAAGAAGATATAATGAGTACGAATAAGCTTATATTGGTATGGATGACGTTAGCCGCTCTTTTAATTGCAATAGCATTTATAATTATAGATTACAGAACATCATACAAAGATCAATGTAAATCTAGAGGAGGAGTAGTGATTAAAATTTCTAGTGAGTTGCGATGTATTAAAAAAGAAGCACTTATAAATCTAGAAAATAATTAAATGACTTTTGGGTATTGGCTAGTGTATAAATAGATTTCTACCACAATAAAACAATCAAAAATTAAAAATCAAAGGTTAAAATGACTCAAGAACTCTACATCGTTAAACGTGACGGATCCAAAGAACTATTAGATATCAACAAGCTGCATAAAGTGGTTGAAAAGGCTTGTTTAGGGGTATCCAACGTTTCAGCATCAGAAGTAGAATTGGCATCTCAAATTAAATTTTTTGATGGTATGAAATCTTCCGAAATTCAACAGACTCTCATCAAAGCTGCTACAGAATTGATTACAGAAGATACTCCAAACTATCAATATGTTGCAGGAAACCTCCTGAACTTTCATTTGAGAAAAGAAGTGTACGGACAAAAAGAACCTCCTACATTATATGATCAGATTGTTAGATGCGTTAATGATAAAATGTATACTTCCGAGCTCCTTGAATGGTACACTAAAGAAGAAATTGATAAGATAGATGCTTTTATCGATCATTCTAAAGACTTTGAAATGACTGGAGCAGCTCTCCAACAGTTCTCTGATAAGTATCTTGTCCGTAATAGATATACAAAGAAATACTACGAAACTCCTCAATTCTCTTATATTCTTATTGCTATGGTAGGATTTCATTCAGAGGATTCTAAAACTCGCTTAAAATGTATTAAAGATTTTTATGAGTTGATCTCTAGCGGTACTGTTTCATTACCGACCCCTATCTTAGCCAAGCTTAGAACTCCAACAAAACAATTCTCTAGTTGTGTATTGATCGAGTCTGGAGATAATTTAGAATCTATTACAGAAGCAGGTTCCGCTATTGTTAAATATGTCGCTAAGTCTGCGGGTATAGGTATCAATGTATCAGCTATTAGATCTAGAGGTAGCTCCGTGAGAAACGGTGAAGCTACGTCAACCGGAATGATCCCCTTTATGAAAAAATTTGCAGGTGATGTTAAATCGGTAAGCCAAGGAGGAATCCGTAACGCGTCTGCTACTATGAACTACTTGATTTTCCACCACGAAATTGAAGATCTTTTAGTATTAAAAAACAATAAGGGTACCGAGGAAACTCGTATCCGCAATATGGACTACTGCGTAGCGCTCAATGGATTATTCTACGAACGGTATATTAAAAATGAAGACATGACACTATTTTCTCCTCACGAAGTTCCTGACCTACTAGAAACGTTTTACAGCGATGCTGTCAAATTTAGGGAATTATATGAGAAATATGAAAGATCTACTAAAGTTAAAAAGAAAAAAGTATCAACTAGAGATATCTTAAATTCTTTAATGGTAGAGCGCAAGGAAACCGGTAGAGTTTATATTATCAACGTTGACAATGCTAATACGAATGGACCATTTAAATCTGATGCTCCTGTAAAGATGACCAATTTGTGTGTTGAAATAATGCAAAACGTTGTTCCTATGGGACAAAAAGACTCTACTATTGCTCTCTGCACACTAGCAGCTATTAACTTTGGCAAGATAAATTCTCCAGAAGATTTCGAAAAGCCTTGTAAGTATGCTGTGAGATTTCTAGATAATATTCTATCGTATCAAGACTATCTTTTACCTGAGTCTGCCAGACACACTCAACATTATAGACCTCTTGGTGTAGGAGTCACTAATATTGCTTATTGGATAGCCAAGAATGGATTGTCGTATACAGGAGATCAAAAAACACTAGACATGGTAGACGAATATTTCGAAGCTTTTCAATATTACCTCGTGAGATCTTCTTGTGATTTAGCCAAAGAGAGAGGTTCGTGCGAAAAGAACTCTAACACGAAGTATTCAGAAGGACTAACTTCTGTAGATTGGTATAAAAAGACTGTAGATCAATTAGTTAAACCTCAACAGAGAATGGATTGGAAAGGATTGTCGGAGGATCTTAAGCGGTATGGTATTAGAAACGCTACTGTCAGCGCGTTGATGCCTGCAGAATCTTCTAGTGTTTCTATCAACTCTACTAATGGAATTGAACCTATTAGAGCTTTAGTTGTTAAGAAGAAATCTAAAGAAGGTATTATTAAGCAAGTTGCTCCCGGAATAAGTCGCCTAAAAAACAAATACGAACTACTTTGGGACTTGACTTCTCCCGAAGGATATATTAAAATAGCAGCCGTAATGCAAAAATATGTAGACCAATCGATATCATCTAATACTACATATTCACCAAAGTTCTACGAGAATAATGAAGTGCCTATGAGTGTTATGATTAAAGATCTCTTAACAGCTTATAAGTTCGGAATTAAATCGCTCTACTACTGCAACACGTCACCCATAGAGGATGACGAAAACCAAAAAGAAGAAGCTGGCTGTGCTGGCGGAGGATGTACTTTATAGTGACAGTAGGAATTCTTTGGAAGAACGATGAAGCTTATTTACTGGTATGTGGTCATAACGGAGAGTATGATGTTATCAATGGTGCATGGACGCTCATTCTAGATGAAAAGACGTTAGAAGGATATCCTGAACGAAATAGCATCGAGTATTTTAATAGTATTAAGTTAAAATTTGATAGATTTACATATTTAACCGACAAAATAAAATATCCAGACTCGAGTGATTATAATGAGATCTTAAACGATGCTCGTGAACTGGGTGTAGAAATCCACATAGATGTTGATGTAGAAAAAGAAAACATCGAGGGTTGTCAAAGAGCAATACAACGTCAAAAACAACTCGATGAACAATATTCGATAGCATTTTAGAGAAAGAAATAAAGATGAGTGTATTTGGAAATAATCAAAAATCCCACATGGAACGCAAGATTTTCTTGGACGGTGATGTTGGAATGCAACGATATGATCAGGTCAAGTATCCACAATTTGATCTGTTGACTGAGCAGCAACTAGGATTCTTTTGGAGACCTCAGGAGATTGATCTGTCTAAAGATTCTAAAGACTTTAAGGATCTCACAGATCACGAGAAGCACATTTTTACTTCCAACTTAAAACGTCAGATTATTCTTGATAGTGTTCAAGGAAGAGCTCCTATATCATGCTTTGGACCGATCACTTCTTTGCCTGAAATTGAATCCTGGACTACAGCATGGACTTTTTCTGAAATGATTCATAGTAAATCATATACACATATTATCAGAAATATATATGCTAACCCCTCAGAAGTCTTTGATAGTATTATGGATATCAAAGAGATTGTGGATTGCGCTGAAGATATTTCCGAGTATTATGACGAATTGTCATCATACAATAATGAACTCTTATCTGGGATAAGAACTTCATATAACACGTATTCAATATACAATCACAAAAGAGCTATTTGGATGGCTTTGAATGCTGTAAATGCTCTAGAGGGTGTTAGATTTTTTGTAAGTTTCGGGTGCTCCTGGGCTTTCGCGGAGCTCGGTAAGATGGTTGGAAACGCCGATATCATCAAACTAATTTGTCGCGATGAAAATTTACACTTATCATCAACTCAAAAACTTTTAGATCTTCTTCCTAAAGAGGATGAAGACTTTGCTGAAATCAAAGAAGATTCTAGAGAAGAAGTTACTAATATGTTTATATCTGTTGTAGATCAAGAGAAGTCTTGGGCAGACTACCTGTTCAAAGACGGTTCTATGATTGGTCTCAATGCCAATATTCTTAAAGAGTATGTAGAGTTTATTGCTAGCCGTAGAATGAAAGCTATTGGATTAGATTCTCCTTACGACGTCAAAAGCAATCCTTTGCCTTGGACGTTAGACTGGATTTCGGGTAGAAAGGTGCAGGTTGCGAACCAGGAGCAAGAGCAAACTGATTACATTGTTGGTGGTATTAAACAAGATATTGGTGATGACACTTTTGCTGGATTTAGTTTGGAATAAGTAATGTATAAATTTAAAAATATATTATTTAAAATAGCTCTATATAAAACGAATAGTTAAAGGCACAATAAAATGTCAGAATATACACCAGATAACTGGATAATTGTAAAGTTTAATACCGAGAAACATGGAATCTTTTACAAGGTTCTTGCTGGATGGTCTGGAGGATATCTTCATGGAAATTCTTGGAAATTAAATTCTGGAATAACTTCTATAAAAGACTCTGGAGATTATTGGTTAATTCATGGATACTCTGGAAGTACATATAAATGTCATAAGCAATCAGAGTTTGTTAGAATGAATACAGCAGGTGTTCTAAAACAGCTTCTAGATTCTGGGCAGTGTGTAGAATTTCCTATAGAAGAATATTTTAAAGAGAATAAGAATGATCTTTGACCGAGATATTAAAATAGAAACATATCCTTTAAGACAATCCGGAGGACAACAAGTTTCGTATACGTCGTCTGGAGTTAAATTGACCCATGTTCCTACAGGAATATCTGTTCATTCAGAAGATGAAAGATCTCAAATTAGAAATAGGGAAGCCGCTATGAAACTTTTAGAGATTCAGTTAACTAACGCAAGGTACACCCAAAATGGCAAACAATAACACAAAAGATCCTTCTCCTCAAGACTATGATAAGCTCGTTGAGAGAGTTTTATCGCTCGAAATGTATATAGAGAAGAATGGATTAGATGTTCCAGAACCCTGCACATATCCAAAGCTTATACATGTTGTAGAGGTTCTGTACACCGATATTACCGAGATGTTGTTGCACACTAGAAGTTATCCTATGGGAATTAAAGCATATAATGTACTATCTCATTTTAAAACTTCCATAGAATCACTCAATATAACATCTAAAAGAATAAGATGGTATCAAAAACCTTCTATGTGGCCCAATTTTATAAGAGAATGCATATCTAAAAGTTTTGCTAAAAAATATCAAAAACAATCTGACGAGGATTCTTATGGAAATTAATGATCTTATGAAATATTATAAAGTATACAAAGATCCGCATTGCGATCTTAATTACATTTCATTATCTCATTGGGGATTACACTCTACCAACACAGACGACTACGTTTCATACAACTTCATGGAGAAATATCTATAGTGTTTTTAGATCTAATAAAACTAGCATGTGATAAGATTAGATCCAAAGGATCTTTATATCCTATAGGGATGTTAAACTATATGTGGGTACTAGAAAACGGTTTAATAACTTATCAGTCTGCTATATTCTATAGCAACCAAGACGATTCCGAGAGAAAAGTTATTATAAACGGAACTCCTCCTGCCAATCTTATAAACGAAGATCATATATTCTATCATAGAGTTATAGTTCCTTTTATGAATAAACTTAATATAGACACTTCAACATCTTTTGATAATAAAGAAAACGCAGAGAAGTCGTTAAAGATTCTTTCGGGAAAAGTTGAGTTGAAGTTTATGGAAGAATCTTCAACTGGTCCTAAAGTATCAACTTCTCCTGAAGATAATATTATTCACGTAGATTTTAATAGAACTCATGATGATTCCTAAACAGCTGAAATATGATACATTATACTTAGATCTCGCTAAGAGAATCTCTCAGATGTCTTATGCTAAGAGACTTCAAGTAGGTTGTGTGATAGTCAAAGACGATAACATATTATCGATGGGATTCAACGGGATGCCTGCAGGTCTCGATAATCAATGTGAGGAGTTTGTAAACTATGATGTTAATGGATTTCTCAGAGGACAAAAATTAGTAACCAAAGAAGAATGTCTTCACGCTGAACAGAATGCTATTTGCAAAGCGGCTAAAAGTGGATCTCCTACTAAAGGCTCTACAATGTACTGCACACACGCTCCTTGCATACAATGCGCAAAACTCATTCAACAATCCGGTATAAATAGATTAGTATATCTAGAAGATTATAGAGATTCTTCAGGTATAGAACTATTGAAACGGTGTAATATAGAGGTTATAAAATTATCAAATGAAGATAATGCTAGAATGTCATAGCTGCGGTGCTGAACTTACAATAGCAGACCGCTCTCTAGAATTAGAGTTAAAGGACTTTAATATGTGTCCTGTGTGTGGCTCTGAAAATATTGTTACATCCGAAAAATAACATATATTTTAAAGGATTATTTAAAAATGACTGAAGAAATTCAAACAACAGACGAAACTGTTAAAAAAGCTAAGAAATACAAATACACTCCTAAGAAAAAGAAAACTGTGGAAGAAAACGTAGAATATCCTGAAGTTGTTCAGGAGAACGTTGAAGTTGTTGAAGTGGTCTCTGAAAATGTAGAACCAGTTTTAAACGAGGTTCCTTTAGAGTTTACCGAAGAAGTTACCGAAAACGTCGAAGAAGCTTCTGTTGAAGTTGTTCAAGAGAACGTTGGAGTAGAACCTGTATCTCCTGTAATGGAAGCTATAGAAGATATGACTGAAGCAGTTAAGAAAGTCCTCCGCAAAGTTCCTGATAACTTTGATATCGTTAAGTGGAGACGTCTAGGACGCAGAGTCTAATTTAAAATGACTTCTAAATATATTGCAGGAATTGATTACTCATATTCCTGTCCAAGTCTCGCTATATCTGATATTGAGAATGCTACCTTTAGATCAACAGAGTTTTTCTATATTACTAAGATTGTCAAGCACGTTGGAGATTTTCAAAATCTCCACGGATCTAAAGAGTATCCTTATGATAATCAACAACAACGTTTTGATTTAATTTCTAATCATTTTATAGGGATACTATCTAGATACGATATAACTGACGTAGCTATAGAAGGATACTCCTACGGTTCATCTGCTGGTCAAGTTTTCGACATAGCAGAGAACTGCGGTTTATTGAAACATAAACTCTTCAAGAACAACATAAACATTCATATATTCCCTCCATCTGAAATCAAAAAATTTGCAACTTCTAAAGGAAATGCAGACAAGCAAAAGATGTTTGATGCTTTCTTAGAGCAAGAATCTGTTGATTTTAGAGATTCTATCAGTTACACTAAGTCCTCTATAGATAATCCAGTATCAGACATAGTAGATTCTTATTACATATTAAAACTTCTTAGTAAAAAATTAACAACTCCAAGTATATAATCCATGGAAATTGTTTAATTCAAAACAAAAGAGAAAGTATAATGACTAAAAGATCTAAGGAACTACCTAGTAGAAGTTTGAAAGGTTTGTTTATTATTCAAACTATATTAATTCTAGGGCTATTGTATAGTTGCAATAGAGACACTTCTACAGTAAAACATATAGATAATGTTGCAAGCATCATAGCTGCTCCTAGAGAGCATATAAAGATTGCTACAAAATCCTCCGCAGAAGTTGCTTCTTATACAAAAAGAGAGCTCTCATGTTTAGCCCAAAACATATTCTTCGAAGCTAGGGGTACAAATCTAGAAGAGAAAATTAGAGTTGCTAATGTAACTTTAAACAGAGTCAAATCTCCGAAATACTCAGACAATGTGTGTTCAGTCGTATTTGAACCTTATCAGTTCTCTTGGACTCTTAAGAAGCATAATCTGAAGGCTATTATCAACTCTAATAAAGCAGAGAAGAAAGCTTGGAAAGATAGTATAGAAGTTGCTAGAGCACAACTAGATAACAGACTTCCAGATCTTACAAAAGGAGCTATGTTTTATCATACTCATGCAGTATCCCCCAAATGGTCAAAATATTTTAAGAAGACTGTTAAATCTCCTTGGCACCAATATTATGCTATGAACAATAAATAATATCATGGCAAATATGATTCACAATATAGACGATATCAACGGAGACAATAAAAAGCTCCTTACAATGCTTCATAAGAGATATGGTCAATAC